TTAGCTTTAGCATTCCATCCTCTAGTAGATGTTTTTATATCGTATATATAAAATTTATTTGTGGGTTCGTGGTACAACACGAGATCAATAAAACCCTTGTATATTAAATTTCTACCAACGTTCATTACAATTGGCAACTCAATACCCGCAAGATGCCAACCACGCTTACTAAAGTATTGATTTCGTTTTTTCTTAATAAAATCAAGAATTGCTACTCCATCTTCAAAAAATTCCCTTAACTCCTCTGGGGAAGAGTAGTGGGTGTTGTTAAATTTTTTATATTCTTCTTGATATAGAGAAATAAATTTTTCTTGGAATTGTTCTTCTAAGTTTATTTCATCTGCTTTAACTCCAGATTCTTCATATAATACTGTAAGCCAATCTTGAATTACTTCGTGCATTGAAGTACCAAATGTAAAGTGAATATTAGGATCATTATTATAATGTCCTTCTTTATATTGAAGTGCCCACTTGTGTGGGCAACTCCTATACATAGACATTTGAGAATATGAAATTGACTTTTGGTAAGCATAATTTACCTCAGGTAATTCCTTATTTTGTATCTCCTTAAGTATTTGGGGCTTTTTCTTCGCCATGTAATTTTTCTAATTTTTCCAGATAAAGTATAGCATCCATAAGTTCCTCTTTCATATGAGTAACCCACTCACTAAATTTAAGATCTTCACGATCCATATTAACACCATACTTTTTTTCACCAAACTCTGAGCGAGTTTTGAATTGTTCTATAACTGAGGTTACAATACTATCCATTACTTAAACATTTTAGCTACTTCTTTATCCTGGTAGCCTGCTTTGTATAATATATCTTCTAAAATATCATTATCTAAAGTAGCAACTGCTGTTGATGCTTCTCGAGTGGAACATTCATAAATTTTAGATAAAGCCTCTACTAATTCTGTGGTGGGTTGTTTCATTTTTGATTTGATATATTTAAGCCAAACATTTTGTTTTGGGAGCAATTCCTTATATACTGTGTAGTATTTTTTCTTATTAGTATATGGAATAGTTTGAACATAATTAACCAATTCTATAAAAGGTTGATGCATAGACAAAAAACGATTAACCATATAAGGATTAAAGGATTCCCTCTCTTTATCCGAGAAGGAATCCCAATCTCGTTTTTTACCTGTTAGTTCTTTTAACCAATCAAATAGTGTCATACTCACCTCTTAGTTCAGGGGGTAAAGTATCTTTCAAAATTTTGCCTGTTTTATTATCATAAAAAACGGGAATGGGCATTACTGCATCTTCGGCCCCATTAGTAATAAAACGGGATACTTTTCTTAAGACAAATCCTTGTTGAAATAGTTGACCTCCTGAGTCATTGGGGACTGAGGTTGTTTGAGCTAAATCAATTTGAGGTTGTTGAGTCATTTCTGATTTCTTCATAATCTATTTGTTTAATTTCGTTGCAAAAATAATATACGTTTTCTTTTTTTAATACTGTATCACAGTGCCAATGTTTTTTTATTAAATTAGCATCCATTTTATCAGTAGCTCTTATTGTACGATACAATAAAAATTTACGATCTCCAAATTCTATAATATCTTTATAGAACAACTTTACCGGAAACTTCAAGTAGTTTAGAAATACAGGCCATCACATTAATTTCCTTATCAATTCGAAAATTAGAATGGTACATATATTCCTCAATAATAATAATAGCTTCGGCAGGTCTAGAAGTATACTCATCCATACGTTCATATAAAGCTTTATATAGCGCTTCAAAATCCTGTACATTGGAATCAGCAATTACCTGTCTAATTTGCTTAAATGACTTTTTATTAGGCAATAATTCAATTACTTTGCCAATGTAATTAGATGATACAAGTGTTTGTTTATCTAACTCTAACTCATGATCTTTAACAGACATTTGACATACGTTAAGCATTTTACGTACATCTGGGTAGTATTGGTTTACTAAATCTTTAAGGTGATCAGTACTGTGTTGTACTCCTTCATCAAATAAAATTTTATAAATATGCTTAGCAACTTCACCTTTACTAGGAGGTACAATTTTAAGTACTTGACAACGTGATTGTAGAGGATCAATAATACGCTCTACATAGTTACAAGTTAAAATAAACCTAGTACTCTTTGAGAACGTTTCAATAACATTCCGGAGTGAAGCCTGCGCTTGAATAGTAAGAAAATCAGCTTCATCCAAAATGACCACTTTAAGTGGTTTAAACGACATTGTGCTAGCAAATCCCGATACTTTATCTCTAATTGTTTCAATACCTCTTTCATCAGAGGCATTAATATAAAGATACTCACAATCAAGATTCTTAACCAAAAGTTTGGCGAGTGTAGTTTTTCCTGTACCAGCGGGTCCATAGAAGATTAAGTTTTGGATATCGTTCTCTTCTAAATATCGCTCAACAATACCTTTGAGGTGCTCATTACCTACATAATTTGTAAGTACATTAGGGCGGTATTTTTCTACCCACAAACTATTATTGATAGCCGTCTCCATAAAAGTCAAATGTTTTGATTGGCTCCGGGGCAATTTCTACCTCAGTACGTTCTACTGCATATAATTTACCTCCAATAGGATCTAAATAAAAAGCAGCATTAAATTTAGTTTGTTTAAAATATGCTTCTAATGTATCAGTAAGTGATTCGTACACTACTTTTGAGGGATCTGCAGTAAGAGCCCACCGGTCTCCCGGTGGTACTCTATCTGCGATCAGTTGCTTTTGCTCTACTGTTTGAATTTCAGACATTATCTAAATTTAAAACATTCCGGGCATACCTCCAACCTCTTCTTGACTTTCTTGAGGTTTATTAACTACTGTACATTCAGTTAAAAGAATAGTACCAGCAATTGAAGCTGCGTTTTCAAGAGCGCAACGCGTAACTTTGGTAGGATCAATAATCCCCGCTTCGAGGAAATCCTCACACTTACCAGTTTTGATATTATAACCTGTATTTTTGTTTTTAGCTCGTTGTACTGTGTGTTCAACACTATGAACATCTTCACGCCCAGCATTCAATAAGATTTGTTGAAATGGTTTACGCATAGCATTAAACATAATGTTACAACCTAGCTTTTGATCATCATTTTCGGGTGTACACTTAGTATCTGAGCTGGCTCTAAGGAGTGCTACTCCACCACCTGGGATGATTCCTTCTTCAATTGCTGCTTTAGTAGCTTGGAGAGCATCATCAACACGATCTTTCTTTTCACGCATTTCAGTTTCAGTATTTCCACCTACGTGGATGACTGCTACACCTCCTACCAATTTAGCGAGACGTTCTTGGAGTTTTTCAGTTTCAAATGGGGAGGATGAGTTTTCGATTTGAGATTGGAGTTGAGCACACAATTCCTCAATAGCTTCTTCTTCACCTGCCCCATCAACAATAGTTGTTTGTCCTTTAGTTACAGTAACAGTACGACACTGACCTAACCAATTAAGATCAAATTTATCAAGCTTCATACCTTTATCTTTATCAACAACTACACCTCCTGTAAGAGTTGCCATGTCATTCATAAGTAAAGTACGACGATCACCAAAATCAGGAGCTTTAACAGCACAAACATTCAAAATACCTCTCATTTTATTAACAATAAGAGTAGCAAGTGCTTCTCCATCAATGTCTTCTGCTACAATAAGGAGAGATTTACTTTGTGTTGAAAGATTTTCCAATAATGGAAGTAGATCCTTTACAGTAGCAATTCTACCATTAAAAAACAAAATCATAGCATCCTTAAGGGTAGTACTCATTGTATCGTTATTAGTCACAAAATATGGTGACTTATAACCTCGGTCAAATTGTAGACCCTCAACAGTTTCTAGATAAGTTTCACCTGTACGAGATTCTTCAATAGTTACTACACCATCACGTCCTACTTTTTCCATTGCTGTAGCAATTAGCTCACCTACTTCAGTATCGTTATTAGCTGAAATAGTAGCTACTTGTCTAAGTTGGTTTTCGCTTGAAATATCTTGAGATTGGTCTCGAAGATTATCTACATATGCTTTTACACACTTATCGATTCCACGCTTAATTTCTACAATGTTATGTCCCTTATCACTGTAACGGCGACCTGCATTTACAATTTCACGGGCTAACAATGTTGAAGTAGTAGTACCATCACCTGCTTGCTCAGCAGTACGAATAGCAGCCTGCTTAACCATTTGAGCCCCAGTATTTTCTACTGTGTCTTCAAGTTCAATAGCTTTAGCTACCGTTACACCATCTTTAGTACTTTGTGGTACCCCTTGTTCATTTTGAATTACTACATTCCGGCCATTTGGTCCCAAAGTAGTTACGACAGCGTCTGCTAGCTGATTAACTCCGTTAATCAACTTTTTACGGGAGTCGTCTCCGTAGTTTACAATAGTTACTTTACTCATTTTTCTACAATTCCTAGAATTTTATTTTCTTCAATCATTAAATATTCTTCCCCATCATAATCCATTTTAGTTGCTCCCATAGATGGAAGAAGAACTTCATCACCTACTTTTACAGTAGTTTCAATAAAATTACCCATAGCTGAATAATAACCAGGACCTACTGAAACTACTTCTCCTCGCAGGTTTTTTTCTTTGCCCATGTCTGGGACAACGATTGTTCCATATGTGCTTTCGTCTTGTTCAATTTGCTTGACGATTACAGCATTGAATAGTGCTTTTACCATTTTTTTAAATAAGATTTTTTAATTCGTTTTTAACAACTTTTAATTCTTCGATATATTCCCTAATCGTATCATAAGATTTCTGCCGAACCATATGCTCAGCAATTTTTTCAAGTGCTCTACCTAAATTACTAAAATGTCCTACGAGTGAATCATAAGGGATTCCACTATCAGGAACAATAGTTTTAAATGCTGAGTAATTAAGGTCGTCAACTTGGATGAAATACTGCCCAAGTGCAGGATCTTTGATAAACTTCATAACTAATTAATTTTTTAATACGTGTAAATATACGAACGAATCTTCAGGGCACCAACCTTTGATTATTTAATTGTCAAAGTTTTTGGTTTCGCTTCGTTCGCGAGTGGAATTTGGATACAGAGCAATCCGTTAACCATTTCAGCATTTGCCTTAGCAAGGTTAAATCGGCGAGCTACTTTCCATCCCAGATTAAAGCTACTTTTTCTTACACCAGTGTGATAGAAACGCTTTTCAGGAGTTGATTTTTGTTGAGATCCTTTATCATAAGATACTTTAAGGATATCTGATTCAATACTAATTTTTACATCTTTTTTATCTAGACCTACACATGCTATTTCAAATGTAAGGCCTTCTTCATCTTCAAACACATCAATGGGATGTGTAACGCTAGTGCGTGATGGTTTGTCAAAAATTGCTTCTTTGTCGAAAAAGTTCTTTACAAGAACATCTAGAGGTGAAGCAAACCCCGGGTCAAAGAGATTTACGTGTGTCATTTTATTTTGTTTTTGCCCCCTAAGGTAGCGGTTAATAAAAATATAACTTGGGTTGGTGCCCTAAAGTCACCTATAAATATACGAAGAAAAATTTAGATTACCAAATTAATCTCCTTCGTTTCCACCTTTTCCATAATAAGAAGAGATAGTTTTTCCGATCCCTGCTTTTCTTTTTTTAAATTTAGGATCTTCAATAGTTGCTTTATTAATAGTAGGGTCTAAAATAATATCTACATTTCCTACTCTTGACATAATATAATCCTTATAATCTTCTAAAGCAATATTATCAATAATTTTTTTAGAACTTCCATCACCTTGTGGAAGATTAATAGCATCACTACCCATGTACATAGGTCTATTAGTATCAGCACCTTTTAAATTTTGGTACTTAGTTGGGAAAGTATCTTTAAGTAAGTCAAAAGTTAGATCTGAAATGCTAACAATATATTTATCACCTTCTTGTTTGACGCCTTCGTGTAGCATAGCACCTACAATAAAGTTTCTCCATTTTGATTGATTCATGTCAATAAATATTAATAATCTGCTTTTCGTACAACAAAATACGTTGTGTTTATGCCTTCATCTTCCGAGGTAAAGATAAGGCGAAGCAAACCATCATCCACAAAACTTAAATGACATTCATCCGAGGTTTTATTGGCATTAAATATTTCACGGAGCATTTCACTGTTAAATGGAATTTTATTATCCTCTCTAACATCATCCCCAAATGTAGCATTTACTTGAAACTCTACTTTATTTGAAAACTCCATACGCTCACCAAATACAAAATTAATGATTGGGGTATCAATAGAATCTTTAGAAGCAGCAAGTGTTACAATTTCATTCCCTTGTATTGAAGAAGCAGCTCTAACAAATGTATGAAAATCTTCATTTTCAAGTGTTGCTTGAACTTTCCAATCAATGTTTTCATCTACTTCACCTGCCTTTTGAATCATTATAGGATCAGCAAGTGAATAATTAATTGATGCTTTTGAGTCCTGAATGATAAGTTTAGTTAAGACTGCCTTAGTGCGTTCAGTATCAAGCATTAAATCACCTGCTAATACATTTAACAATCTGTTAAGTTGTGTTGTGTTAAAAATAGCTAGTGTTCCATCTGTTGATATAGGGAAATTATCACAAGATAGTCTTCCGATCATATCTTTAGTTGGAGCCATAAAGTCAATGTGTAGTTTTTTGTCTTCTACTACCCATTTGACTGATTCTACTTTACCCCCAAGATAATACTTAGAAATAATTGATTGGAGTGTATTTTTTGCTATCATTAGAAGCTAAAGAATTTATTAATATTTGGATTTAAATTTAAAGTCCATCCTAAGTCGTTATAAAAGTTTTCTAGTTTACTTTGTAGGATAGTTTCAAATGATTTTTTTCTATCGGCATACTCGTTCAGGAATGTACGCATTTTTTCTGGCATATCAAACGCTAAGAAACCAATTGCTTCAATTTTATAAGGATTATCAATTAAATAAATCCATTTAATTTTATCACCTTGAACTATTTCACTATGGTCCTTAATGTTCCAAAAATTAAGTAAGTCATTGTAACGAATAGCAGCTTTAACATTTGCGGGTGCTCCTTTTTTAATTTCAGTCATTACTTCCCCCGCCCTAGGTTTACGACCTACGTACTCATTTAGGGTTTTAACTGAAGTAGGATTACCTAATAAAACAATATCAGTATCCTTAGACATAATCTTTTTTCTAAAATTAAGGATCAAATCATCAATTTCTTTTTGTTCAGTACCTTTAAGGATCATCTCTAGGATATCATTAAAAAACTTACCAAATATAGGAGGAAAATTAGCTTTCCTAAATTCAAGTCCTTTAATATCTAAAGACTCATTTGCAATACCTTCTTGCTTTGTAATCCACTGAGCGTATCTTCGGGTTGCTCTAAAATATGCTGAACGGATTACACATTCTGTTTTCATTTCAAGCCTATGTTCTTGAATGTTAAAACAATCTCGAGCTAATCTGTCATAATCAGCTGTAATAATATCTTGATATTTAAGAGCTACTTGTTCCAATACATCGTCTTTTTGCTCATCACTCATTTCCTCAAAATTAGGATATAAGTGTTTTAAAAGAGGTTCCGCATTAAAATAATTAGAATCTGTGTCTACGTAAGCACAAAAATTATAATCTCCTTCATCACAAATCCACCAAGGTGTATCTTCTAAATGTTTCATATTTTAGTCCATTTTTGTTCAGCGGTCAAGTG